TAAGCTTGAAGTTGGATATGCAGTTATATACAGGAGTGATTTAGATGAAGTATCTAAGCGTAATTGCCATCATTATGATGGTAGGGATGACCGCTGGATTCGGTGGCTGGGACGACAGCAAGACATATAAAGAGAATATTGATGCAATATTCGCTACCAATGTAATAGACTTCAGCGATGGTCCACATGATTCATCCCTGAATTGGAGCGAGGGCGACAAGCCGGTTAGAGAGGTTGATGGGACGCCATTTGTGGCCGCTAGTGAGCAGGATGTCATTGACCTGAAGAATAAAGATTTCTTCGGGCAGGCTGATCCTTATGCTCAGAACAGTAGTCGTCCTAAGCCAGTAAGAACAATAGATGGTTCATGGGAGGGGGCTGCTACCGAGCAGCAGGTGGTGGATAAGAAGGTAGCAGACTTCCTCCGATAAACACTTTTTTATTAAATTTTTTATATTATAACTTCTGTATAAACTTCAAAGAATAGTACATGGGTGTTATGGTGAAGTTTCCACTTGAGAAGTTAGCTTCGTGTGTATGGGCATCTGCCGTAACCTTACCAATGTTGCTATTTCCAGTAGTATCCCCATTATAATATGCACCAGCATACTGTTTTCCACTGCCTTCCTGAGAATACCCACTACCACCTGCCAGTGAACATCTATCCTTTAATGCGTGCTGATGGCCCGCGATTTCAGCGACCGTCAATGCGTGGCCTGAGATAGTTACTCCACCTGCAATAGTATGTGTGCCGGTGCCAGTATCACCAACGTTATAGTCGGAGCCTGTACCTGCACAAACTACAAATCGGTCGCGAAGGTCTATAGTGCCCCCTGTACCGTCACATAGATGCCAACCATCGGGCACAGTCTCACCTGCCCACATTACTATTAAACCGGCAGGTGCTCCCAGTCCATCAAAATCCTCTGCGTGTAGGTTGCCGTCTGCATGATAAATTAAATCGGCATCGGCACCTGATTCATGTCCGTCATTATCAGCGCACCAGAATGTTGCCAGCATCTCATTTTTGGTGTAGTATATAGAAAGATGATTGTGGTTGTTTAGATAGATGGAGGATTCGCTATACTGAGTTTCAAAATTATCCATATGGGTGTTTAGTATTTTATCTGAATCCCCCCAACTACTAAAATTTTTTACGTATGCCATATTAAGCCTCCGCGATTTTAATTATATAATAAAGTGCATAGTAGTAAGGTTCATATGGAATGTCGTTAAAGGTGATAGTATTTCCAGTGTGAGCATGACCTAAGCCGCCTCCCGTATATTCAGTGTTACGACTCATTTGTTGTTGAGAACCCGTGGGACCGGCTGCTGGCACTGGAGAATACGTCAAACCTATTACATGATTAGTATAATCATTCCAAGTATGGGTATGTATCGGCATTTCATCGGCAGTAATAGTATGAGCAACTACAGTAAATGTTGCCGTTACTGATGTAGAGGTTGCGCCTCCAGTATTTCCAACGCTATATGTAGATCCAGCCCCCACGATAAACCTTTGTCTTAAATCAGGGGTAGTGACTTCTCCAACCGTCTGCCCATTACATATAGCGTAGTTGGCAGGGATTGTGTCAGAATCCCCCGACCACATTATTATCGAGCCCACAGGCAATCCTGTAGTAATGATATCATCAAAGTGCAGGCCGTCGATGGTATCTGCATCAAATCCAGTGTAGAAGGTTTTGGTAAAGAATTTGGCATCACATTCAGTCTTAGTGTAGTGGGAGGTGTTGTGGTTGTGTTCGTCAGCATCCTCTTTAATTTCATCCCATTGAGTCTCAATTCGATTAAAGGCTCCTGCCGAAAGGTAGTCGTCTGTCTCCCAGGGATCATGAAATTTAACATATGACATTTAAATCACGATTCCTTTCTGGATTAGGCAAAGTGCATAAAATTTGGGGCGTATATCGGTGCTCCCGCCTGTGAAATATGAGCCAGTGTGACCATGCGCAGTAGATGATACAGCATTAGTAGATGAGTCTACATCGTAAGAGGTGCCAAGATGGGAAGTTACGCCTTCAGCAGAGCTTGAGTCTGCTGCATAATCATCAATGTAAGTATGATAGTGAGAAGGCAAATCATTGCCGGTTATTGCATAGGTGCCAACTGCTATACTAGCTGCAGATATTGTTTTGTGGCTGGCACCACCAGTTGTCCCATACGCATGATCATCTCCAACTGCTATCACAAACCTATTTCGAAGATCTGGCGTGCCATTCTGCCCATTACATAGATACCAGCCTGAGGGTATAGAGGCTTCAGATCCGCTCCAAATACAGATGGAGCCAGCATCTATACCAGCATCTATTATTCCCTGCGCAGTATATCCATCCATTTTTTCACAGATAACGCCAGAGCCAGACCCATCATTAGCAGCAGATATATAAGTAGAACTACATTCAGCCTTAGTATAATATAATTCTCCATGCAATATATCATCTATATAATCTACTGCTTCATCATATATAGTCTCTAAGTTGGTGAGGGCTGCTTTTTTAGTAGCCTGATCCATAGAATTTTCCAACCATGTCGTCTTAGTGTATATATAACCACCCTCTTACCATTTGTTGCTTGTGAATTGTAGTTGCAGACTTTCCAAACTATTTTTTACATAAACAAATGGATGAGTCTCTACCTCTATACCAGTGCCAGCCGTCATAGTTGCGCTATCGCCGCCAACCAACACTGCTTCATCTATGTCTTGGTTGGCAGAACCACTAGGTATGATAAAGGTGGTGACAATTGATGAGTCAGTAGTAACCTGATTGGTTCGAAACATTCTAAATACTTCACCACTCTGATACTTCAGCACCAGATACTTTATCCTATCATCGTCTTCAAAACATGGGAGTAAATCGTTGGTGACATCAACGGTGCCATCCGCCACACAAGTCTTCCATATATTCGGATCGTCTGATTCTTCCCAATCATTAGAAAATGTTATCAATACTAATAATACGTCGGAAGTTGTTACATCGTCAGGATTAACTGATTTTTTCTGAGACTTATTCATCTGTAAGAATATGTCTGCCCAATCACTTTCAACCGGCCCCGTATATGCTGTAACATCATAATAATCCTGATCGTAAGCATATCTAAAGACGATTTCTCCAATCAAACAATTATCATCAACATCATGTTTTGTAATTTTAATAGCTTGGAGAACACCAGCAGCCAACCCATCTTTCGTTGTGGTATATTCAATCGTCTTCCCTTCTTTAGCATATACGTCTAAGATGGCATTTGCCTCTTCTATTGCCGCTGATCTAGTTGATATTGATACGTCTGATCGAACGCTCTCCACAAGCCCCGACGAATTCTCTACTATCTTCTGACTTGCTATTTCAGCGAAGTCACTGGTAACGACAACAATCTGATAGAGGCCCGTATATACGACTCTTAGGGTGTCTGTTTCAGCAAGAGGTGCCCCGTCTGAATCTTGGGATATAATCTGATCGTTCTTTGCCCAATACCAATCCTTATCAGTATCTACACCTTTTCTCCCCACCGTCTTTAATACATAATCTCCGGCCCCGATAGCAACATAAACAAGCGGTTCTTCTCCCAATTTATATGCAACTGGGAAGGATGTTGTTAGGCCATCTCCTTTGATATATTCAGTTTGAACAGATGTTTTTTCCCAAGTACCAACTATATACTGTTTATTCCTATATTCAGGATTTTGGTTTGTTACGGTTACCGTTCCCACTACATCCTCAACTAAATAGTCAACGGTTTCAATAAGATTCCACTCGGCGTTATAAGCAGATCTATCTACAAAATAAAATCGCTTATATTCGTCGATAAACCATATGTATCCGGCCCGTTCTGCCAAGTCATCAAACACTTCAGCAGCACTCACATAATTTGCAATGTATTGGGAGATGGTGTCGCTAGTTTGTATTTCACCTAGAACTACACCTTCCCCTTCTAAATATTGGTCAAGGACATAATTTACTATTGTGGAGATTGTGGTATTCTGCCAGGCTTTAGCAATTATCCTCTTTTCTGCCAAATAATGATAGTCGGTACATGAGATAGTATGTTTTATTACATCGCGGCCACTTACCAGTTCTTCAGAACAACTCTCAATGTATCCTCCAAACACCTTATAGCCGGTATTGGAGTATATAGAAACTTCATTGCCTTTTTTGAAATGGTCGGTGGCCCCGATATCCAACAACGTAAATGAGGCAGTACTACGTTTGTCAACTCTATGCGTCACTTCAGGAGTAGGAGACAACATTAGTGTATTATTAGATAGTAAATAATGACTATACCATGTATTGTTTTTTATATCACCCCACGTATCAGCCAAAATATCCTGCCATTTATACGTTTCAAATTGTCTATCACCACTAATAATAACTAACAAGTCATCCCCTCATACAACAATTATCAACTTTCAATCAACGAAGACTCATACCGTTTTTTTAAATATACAATCGCTTTCATAATTACAGATTCCTACGTCATCTGTTTCATGTGGACAACCGCGTGTATTCCATATCGTCTTAACCATGTCCCATACAATGCATCGATATTGATTGGCAGTTGGAATCTGATAAGTTTCCGGGCACACACTGGTAAAATCTGGCATAACCTTCGGTTTGTCAACAAGCCAAATGGCATTTTGTTCTGGGAGTTGAAGAACTCCGTTAATTGAAAAATTCCAATTAACCAGCCCCCACCCTTTTGCATACGTATAAATTTCGCTGCGAACGATATTACCATTTGCATCAAGATTATCAAATGTTAATTGTATCGAATCTCGAACTCCAACCGATCCGCCCCAATCGCGTGAAAACTTTTTAAGGAATTCGCGTGTGAATCCTGGACCACTCCACGGGTAACACGGTGTCTTATCGTTGTGCCACGACGTTCCCTCGCTGTTTGAACAATCCAATATTTCACCAACAGTCCAAAACCGTTTCATCCATTTGGCCGGTTTATGTGTATCAGATTCACGCATTGAAAACCGACATGCTTCACCACAATCAACGTTGGGTTGCGAATCTTCGCAGTCATAAATATGTCGCACCAATTGTTCAGATGCAACATACTTCCAAAATTCGAAATTCCAGGGTAACCCCCATTTAACAATGAAATAATCAATATCACCATTTGCGTGATGATAAAACCAATAACACTGCTCACCACTATTTTGATTACTGGATGTGCATTTTCCATATACTGTATCATCGCAGAACAAATATTCTAATATATCAACGGTTTCTGGTACTGTAACAATTGCTTGTTGATATGATGGAAGCCCGCAGGGGCGACTAAGTTCAGGCCAAAATACACCGGGGCCAATACCATCGCTGCAGTATGCCCACACCGAATATTTATTGTCCGATTGATGGTGGAAGCAAAATTGTCCTCCACATCCACCTGGGGGATAATACGCAGTGATGTACTGACCGACTAGATTGGGAGCATCTAACCCATGTACTCCATCTGGACACCATATAAGGTATGAATCGTTACCAGGTATCCACTGGAAAGTAAATTTTTCATTTGTACCAATGGTGAGCGAATTAAACTTTATCGTAGAGCCGCCACCATTAGTAGCACTCATGAATTTTCCGTTAGATGCTCGCAACGCGAATACATTACCCCCTTGTGGATACAATTTTATCATATCAATATCCATTGGAGATGATTCATACGGCTTAATTTGAATACCATCACCATTCCTCAAGGTGAGAAATGGCCCATATGCATTTCTAACAAGTGTTGTCATTTTCAATAACCTCATTTTCTACAAATAAGCACACTCGGCTTTAATTATCATCGGATAAATATCGTTATAATATCTCAACAGTGTAATAGCAGTGTTGGAACTGCATTGAATATTGACGTAATACGTGGTTTTCGCTACAGTTGTCGCATTAAAGTTGGCCACAGATAATAGATTATTGTCCACGTCCGTTAGCACCAGATGTTCTTGCAAGGATAAATTATCTGAGCAACTACTTGAAGAAGATGATAAACATGCACGGATAGCATGATATGCAGGAGTGGCTGTTACTGAACTAGACCCATAGACCATGTAACTGAGCCGCCAGATTCCAATAGGCACGGATATTTGCGCATGATTGTCTATATTATACCACGTATTGTCAACAATTTCCGATGATTTGGATCTTTGTGTTGAATCAGTCACCGTCACGGTCCACTTGACAGGGTCTAAAGGAAAGCCTGCTGGGGCCTTATTATGTGAGTAGTATGGAGCGTCTATAGTTGTGTTTGCTAGTGTATACTCAGTGCCCCCATATAATGTTATTGTGGTGTTTGGTGAAGCATAGGCAACTTTTGTTATTATAAAATACTTTATGGTAGTCTGCGTCAACTTTATCTTCATACCTGCTGAGTATTTAGATGTAAGGTCGCCAGCAATAGTAAATGTGAAGGTTGGGGCGTCAGCAGTGGCATATGACCACGCTTCATTGGCGCTAATCCAACCATCCTGATTTACTGCTGGATAAAATTGCTGCCACACAGCAGAGCCTGAAGCGACAGACTCAGCTATAAACGAAGTATGGTCCGTAACATTTATCCATATTGAACCCACTGAATAGCCATCTCCACTATCATCTGAAACAGTTGGGTTAACAGCGGCATTATAATTACACTTACTTAATATTCCATCTATCACATCCATATTATCATTAATGTCGTTTATATCCGAAGAATCCGTATATTCAGGCTTCTTTAATGCTGGATTTCTCGTACAGTATTGCATTTTTAATCACCCTAAAAAATTTAACGTAACTTAAGGCCTCTTTGATTTAGGTTACGCTTCTGCCTCTTGCTAACTACCTTCTCAACCTGCGCTCCATCTATATTGACGATGGTAACAATGTCACCACTACTGTCAGCACCACCGTTGAAGCCCATTGCCGCCAGCCTCAAGAATAGTTCAGTGAGATAATTTGGCAGCAGCAATTCGCGGCCTTTTTCACCAGCAATTATTCTAGAGGGCTCATCGATAAGGGAACCTTTTGCACCCCAGGAGAAAGACGAACCTTTCCATGAAGTTCCTGATGGATTACTCCTTACGTAATCACTGATTGCAGGCCCCGACCAGCTTGGAGTTGGGTAGGTGCCAACCCAGGCTCCACCTCCACCTTTAGAAGTGCCGCCAAATCCACCACCCATACTGTACCATCCACCACCGAGCGCACTGAAAGATGCCATCGATTGTGAGAAGGCGGTTGCAACGTTAGTACCAGCAGACTCTATTTTAGCAGCAGAACCTTCCAGAGCGGAAGCATTGGCTGTTAACGCTGCTATTGTGGCGTCGCCTAATTCCAGAGTCCTCATTGCCTGTTCATATTCCTTATCCTTAACAGTCACCTCTGTGCCCAAGTAGTCAAACGCACTACTAACCAAGTTGTCTCCCATATCCTTCATATTCACTACAGTTTGATCTACACCAAGACCCCATGCTGTACCAGAGAAAGCAATGTCATTTCTCCAAACATCTCCAGCCTCTATACCAGTCTTCATTTTTTGAGCATTTACTAAATCGCTGGCAGTAAGAGTGTTAGACTCCACGATTGACATTATATTGGCATATCTGTCCGTGGATTTGGTTTGAGTGTTGGCGCTATATTTAGCAGCATCAGTTGTTATTGTTGCTGCTTTCTTAGCACTTTCCTGTTGATAGTTGGCAGTCGTTTGCTGATAGTCCATGACACCCCCACCAGATATATATTCTGATGGATTTATGTAAGAGGTGTTTCCATAAGGATTTGTATATTTTAGACCGGGTATGGTAATTGAAGTACCAATGCATGTCATATCTGTGAAAGTGCCTTCAACATTGCTGGCGCTCCTTATAGAAACC